GCCCGTGGCGGACGCTGCGCCTCGGTTGCCCGTGGCGGACGCTGCGCCTCGGTTGCCCGTGGCGGACGCTGCGCCTTGGTAGCCCGTGGCGGACGCTGCGCCTCGGTTGCCCGTGGCGGACGCTGCGCCTCGGTTGCCCGTGGCGGACGCTGCGCCTTGGTCGCCCGTGGCGGACGCTGCGCCTCGGTTGCCCGTGGCGGACGCTGCGCCTTGGTTGCCCGTGGCGGACGCTGCGCCTTGGTCGCCCGTGGCGGACGCTGCGCCTTGGTTGCCCGTGGCGGACGCTGCGCCTTGGTCGCCCGTGGCGGACGCTGCGCCTTGGTTGCCCGTGGCGGACGCTGCGCCTTGGTTGCCCGTGGCGGACGCTGCGCCTTGGTTGCCCGTGGCGGACGCTGCGCCTTGGTCGCCCGTGGCGTGGCCGCCCTCTTCAGTGGTGGCGCGATCCATCACCCAACGAACGACGCGGGCTACTAGCTCCGGAATTTTCAACTCTGCCTTGATCGTGATTTCAGCCGCGGCGATCTTGCTGTCGCTGTTTTCTCGGCTGAATGGGCCTTTCAGCTCGACCTCATGGAATACGGACCCGGCGGGCGCGTAGTAGCCGAACACCTCCAGCGGGTGGCCCTCGATCGCATGAAAGCCAGTCCGGCAGGCCTTAATAACCCCGTCCTGCTTATAGGTATTGTCGACCTCGTATTGAAACTTCACGCCGTTCGGCGTGCAGGTAAGATCCTTGTTAAAGCCCTTTATCGCGATGATCGTTTCCTGCTCGACTGGCTTTTTAGCTTTGGTCATTTTGTGGTCCTCATTGTCGATTTGTTGGCTGTTTTGTCTGTTGACTGCGACATACAAATGGCATACAGATAAGACAACGTCAAGCACAAAAGGAGATACCGAATGGCCAAGCGGCCGATCAAGAGCATCGCAGCGTTCCGGCTCCCGAACACGCTGCTCAAGACATTAACGACGAAAGCCGGGCGGCAGCACATCTCCCGCAACAAGCTCGTCGAACTGATCTTGCACGAGCATATGGGCAAGACCGACCGCGAGCTGCGCGACATGATCAACAAGCCACGGGAGGACGAAGCCGATGACAACCAAATCGATTTGTTCGCTTGATGACGCCCGCGCCGCCAACCCGGATCTAGGTTTCGCCGTGTACGCCTACGGCCCTGGCGAGCCTGTAACCCTGGAGATCTTCACACCAGACACGCAAGTTTATTCCTTCACCGGAGCGTCTGAGGTCGACGTGTTGGCGCAAGCCTTCCCGCCGGAAGCAGAAGCGCCGGCAGAACCAGAGCCGAATATCTTCGACTGAAACGTATCCTTTCACGACAGACAACAAAGGACATTCGACAAATGACCGACAAGCTGAAGTGCCCATTATACCACGACTTCGACGGCGCTTGCTGCGCCGAGAACCAGTGCTGCGTCTATAGCGAACACCAGACGCAGCACGTCGAGCTACGCGCCACGAACGTCGCCGACCCGCTGCTGACGATCATACGCGACATGCAATACGCCGTGCTCGGCGTCATGGTCATCGGCTTGCTGCTATTCGGCTTGCCGCGCTTCGAACATCAACAATCCACCAATGACCAATCCAACCAGGAGGCAATGCGATGACCGCTCATGTGCTTGTAATTCTGCTCGCCCTGTCGCTCGCTTCGTGCGCGCGGCCCTATCAACCCATGGGCTGCGAATACTGTTCCGCCGGCCTTCAGCAACTGAGGATCGGGCAATGAGCTTCGTAGCCTCTACCCTTGCGCCGCGCTTAATTGCGCTCTCCGAGAAGCGAGACGCCGACGTTTACATCGGCGGTCGCGAAGACACCTATCTCGCGCGCTGGTGGGTTATTCCGCGCAACAAATGGTTCAATATCTACCTGCACCACTTCATGCGTTCAGACGACGATAGGGCGCTCCACGATCATCCGTGGTGGAACCTGTCTATCCTGCTTCGCGGCTCCTACACGGAGCACACAGTAAACGCCGGCGGCGTCAACGTCCGTTCGATCCGCAACGCTGGCCAGATGAAGTTTCGCTACGCCTCTCAGGCTCATCGCGTCGAGCTTCATGACGGCCCGTGCTGGACCCTGTTCGTCACCGGCCCACGAATTCGCGAATGGGGTTTCCACTGCCCGAACGGTTGGCGCCACTGGAAGGCTTTCACAAAGCCGGGCAACGCTTCCGAAATTGGCGCGGGCTGTGGGGAACTGGACGAATGAAGATCGCCCCGCACGTATCGCCGCAGGACGTCGTCAACGTGGCCGTCTCGCTGTTCCGGGCTGTCACCCACAAGCGCATGCAGCAGGACGCCAGGCAGCGTGATCTGCGCGGCAAGGACGCCGCTCATTGGGTCGACCATGCCACCAACGTCTACCGCCACGATCTGGTGCGGAGGCTATCGAACGGAGGGCACGATGACTACTGCATCTAGTCCGCAAGACGAAGCCTTCGCGCGCTGGTGGGCCTCCAAGACCTACCAGGAAAAGGTCTTGCTGTCAGTCTATCAGGAAGCCTTCGCCGCCGGCTACAGAGCCAGTCAATTGCCCGCGCCGATCGTGCCGGGCGCCAGCGTGGGGAGAACGAAATGATTGAGGTTCTAAGAAAAGGCGAGAAGCCAGAAGATCGTACGTACAGTGCGGCTTGCGGAAACTGCAAGTCGCTCCTCAGGTTCAAGCGTTCTGAGGCCGAATACGTATCAGACCAGCGCGACGGAGACGCTGTAACCATTGAGTGCCCCGTCTGCAAATCTAAGGTCTTCGTAGCCGCTGACAGCTACCGTAAGCAGCCCTCGGCTTCAGGCATAGACGCGTTGGTAAAGCGGCAAGGAGGAAGCTGGTGACAACGGCGGGCAGACCGTCGGGCCACGAGCCAACCAACAAGGGCAAGACGTTGCCGGGCACGAAGAAACCGGCGCGGACGTCCTCGCGCATAGTCCGTGAATTGTTCGATCTGATAGACGCGGCCAATATCCCCGCCGAGACGATCGCCAGCGAAACGGGCTGTCACCGTGTCAGCATATCGCGCTGGAAGCACGGCCGCGCCACGCCGATGATTACCGAGATCGAAAACATGGCGCTGGTGCTCGGTTACAAGCTGATGCTTGTTCCGATCGACTTGTAGGATTTCGCTTCCTACATCGCCGGACATTGATCTACAGTGCTGGTTTCGCTGAAAACAGAAACGACGGATCTTTCGACCCGCCGTTCCCCTGACCAACAATCAACCCAATCGCTTCGACAAGACGAGAGGACCACACTATGAATAGGGCAAATACGGGCGATGTTCAACCCGGCGACACAACATATTGTAATTTCGAGGTAGGACAGCACGTCGTTTGCGTCAAAGAGGACGACATGCCCGACGGGCTAGAAATCATCGATCCGCTTTTCCTGCCAACTGTAGGAAAGATTTACACCGTGAGGTGCTTGGAACTTGGCGACATAAGCAAAGAGCTTTGTCTGAAGTTCGAAGAGATACCGGACCAGGACGGCGTACGCTTCACTTGGCATAACGTCACCTATTCCGGTTCGGTGCTATACCCCGCGCGCAACTTCCGGCCTCTCCAGAAGCTGAAGGTCGAGGATTTTCTCGTCGCCGAAACTCCCGTCGATAGTGTGCCGGCATGAGCAGTACGATATTTTATAATGACGAGCACGCCGCGCGCTTGCTGAAGAGCGGTCCTCGATTTGTCAACGTCTACGTCTTTACTCCTACAGGCGCGTATATCCACAGCGGGGCGCACGGTACGCGCGATATCGCTGACAGCGGCTTGAAGGCTACGCGCAGCAGGGTGCACAATTTGGCTTACCGGATCGTGGTCAGGCTGAAGCCGAGCGTGGCAGAATGAACATCATGGCAACGAATGAATTTCTGAAGTTCTATGCGCTCGGCTATACGCGTCTCGTGCCGATCGTCCCGCCAACCGCCGAGATATCAGCCCGATCGAGCTTATCGAAACGCATCGGCACAAGCCAGGACCCTCGCGGCAAGGCGCCCGGTATCCGTGGGCAAGATGGCAAGTGGTTCGGCTTCGACTGGCTACCCTACGAGGCCGACGAGCGCGATATCAATCGCTGGAACGACATGGGCGCCGGCATCGGCATCAAGACCGGGCAGGGCATTGCAGGTATAGACGCGGACACGACCAACGTCGAATGGGCTGTCATCGTCCGCGACACGGTTGAGAAGCATTTCGGCCGATTGCCAACGCGTGTCGGCCAGTCTCCGAAGGCGCTCTATCTTATCGGGCTGACAGAACCCTATCGCTACACCCGTGTCGAGTTCGGCAACAGAGACGAGAAAGGTCGGCTATTAGAGCGCGTCGAGATCCTGTCGGATGGGCGCCAGTTCGTTGCCCACGGTATCCACCCGAAGACGCAGAAGCCCTATACCTGGCCACGCCCGATTGTGCCGCTCGACGATCTGCCGACGTTCACGCCAGCGCAGATCGATGCGTTCATGGCCGAGCTTCAAAGCCTGTTGCCACAAGCCGCGCCTATCGTCCGCGAGGGCGCGTCAACAGAGATCAACCAGCAAGCTTTGCGCGGCACGCTGGAGGCCATAACCAAGGCCGTGCGCGCCACACCCAATACGACTGAGCTATTCCCGTCACGCGAGGACTATCGAAACTACGGCTACGCCATCAAGGCGGCCCTGCCAGAGCACCCGAACGAGGCGTTCGCGCTGTTCGCCGACTGGTGCGATCTATGGCAGGGCAAGGATGGCGAGGCCAACGACCCCGATATCGTCGCGGCCGATTGGGGACGGATGAAAGCCCCGTTCCGCCGCGGCGCCGGCTTCGTCTACGAGCTTGCCGGCAAGTATTCCGACGGCAAGTTCAACGAAGCCGAAATATGGTTCGAGCCGATAGTTCCGTCCGACAATCCGTTCGCCATCATCGCCGAGCAGGAAGCCCAACAGACGGCTACAGATACCTACAGGCTGTTGACGATCGACGAGATAGTCAACCGCCCGCCGCCGACATGGCTGCTGGCTCGACACGTACCGGAGAAGGCAGTAGGCTTCCTGTACAGCGAGCCCGGCGTCGGCAAGTCATTCCTTGCGCTGGATATGGGGCTATCCATAGCGCACGGGCTCGCTGACTGGCACGGCGATGAGATCAGGACCAGTGACGCATCGTGCGTCATCTATATCGCCTCCGAAGGTTCCTACGGGTTTCGCAACCGCATCAAGGCGTGGCGCGCAAAGCGCAACTTGCCGGCTGGTGTCGGCGACAACAGGTTCTTTCTGCTAGAGCAGTCTATCAACTTCATGAAAGAGGATGACGTCGCCAAGCTGTTGCGCACCCTAGGTAGCGTCACGACCGGCGGCGCCAAACCTTGTCTCGTCATTGTCGACACTGTCTCTCGTGCGCTCCCTGGCGCCGATGAAAACCTACAGAAAGACATGACGCTGTTCGTTCGGGCTTGTGATGCTGTCAAGGACACGTTCGGCTGTGCTGTCTTAGGCGTGCATCATAGTTCGAAGCAGGGCGGCATGCGTGGCTCTACGGTCCTGTTGGGCGCTGGCGACTTTGTCTTCTCGCTGTCGCGCAAGAAGGGCGCGACCATCGGCCTGTTGGAGTGCGAGAAACAGAAGGACGGTCCGGACGGATGGGAAGAGCCCTACCGGTTTGAGACTGTGGCAGTTGGCGTTGATGGCGAAACGTCGCTGGTTGTCGAGCGCGCAGAGCGTGGTGTCGGCCCATCTGTTACCTTGACACCCGATACGGCGTCACGCGTCCTGGAGGCCATGAGGGCAGCGTGGGATGCTGGCGAGCCGTGGTCGAAGGCGCCAAACACGAAGGAGCGCTACGGGGTAAAACGCATGATCGCCGATTATGGTTTTGATGGCGCACGGGCTGAAGAGTTGCTTTTGCTGTGGGAGCAGACAGGCCTGATAGCCGTTGCGGTGGCGTCTAGCGATAGCAAGAAAAAAGGTTTCAAGGTGGTGGATGGGGCAGGGCCGGCGGATAGTAATACAGGCATATTCGAATGAACTGTATACCACTTGTAGGTTACGGAAGTCTATACGGAAGTCTACGGAAGTCTACGGAAGTGTCTGGCTAAGTGCTTGAAATCGTTATGTTTACGGAAGTCTTACGGAAGTCTTACGGAAGCACGGAAGTCTACCCGTAAGTCATTGAAATCGTTAACGGAGGTGATTTTACGGAAGTACGGAAGTCTCCTTACTATGTAACCTTGCGGCTAGCGCCCTTAAGAGGCGCGCCGCGAACCATAGTAACAAGTGGTCGATTTGTTGAACGAGAAAAGGCGCCACGATGGGCGCCCTTTGCGAAACTGGAAGAGGCCGACTTAGCGGCGGGGTGGCGTTGCGGCGATCATGATGACGGCAACGGCGAGGACGGCTTCAAGCAATAGCATGTAGAGTTATCCTTCCTACGGCATACAGGTTTTGAGGTAGCTCACTATGGAGCGTCATAATAAGCGCATGGTCGTTCTCCGTTGTTGGGTGTCGAGCGTTGTCGGACGTGAAAGCCTACAGACTGCGCGCAGCTATGATCTCTGATGCGCGGATGATGCCTGTCAGCAAGGCGACGAATTCAGAGGCCTTGTGCCGCTCCTGGCCAAAGGGGCTGCTCTCGCCTCCGCCAGCGTTGGCGATCATGCGGATTGTGTAACCGCCATAGACGGCCGCGTAGTCGATAGAGCAAATGCCGATTTGGGCTTTGCCGTCGATCCATGACGGGCCCGTCGGCAAGCCAACGGCTTTCATTGCTATTTCGAAGCGGGCTTCAATGAATTTCCTTGTGTAGCGCATGTCAGTCTCCTGTCGATTGGTGTTGGTCGTTAAAGCCTACATGCCAAGCGTGTGCGGAACGCCAAACACGGGGCTACGAAGGGCGAGAAACCAGCGATAGACGTATTCACGCGCTGCGGCTTCTTCGACCGTGCGGCCGTAGAAGCGACGCAGCGCCAAGCGGTATAGCGTATCCATGCCGGGCACGCGGATAGGCGCCACGCCTTCGCAGTGGTCGACTAATAAGCGGTAGGCGAGCACTGCGTCGTTTTCGTAGATGGGCCAAGCCTCGCGTAGATCCTGTATCGTGCTCATAGCGGTATTCCTTCGTTGTTGGGTTTGGGAAGCGATGAGGATGCGTCATCCGCAGACGACGGCACCTAAGCGCTTCAGGCGTCTAGGCCTAGGTCGCTTCTGGCCATGGTTACGCTGTAGGCGTCCACCCACTGCATATCGAAGTGTGGCCCGAATTCGCCGTAGCCGGTCAGTATCTGGTTCTTGCGAGCACGAGCCATGTAGTCGGGCAGCGGGCGTTTGTCGGCCTGCCTGTCGTACATGCAGCGGATAGCGCTTTCGCGCGTTTCGAAAGGCCCGATTAAGCACTTTCCGGCTTTCGCCCAATATTTCGTTGTCATGGTCGTGATCTCCAGGTTGAGGGGCATTCGCGCCCCGATCGATTAAAACTTGCGCTGGCTGTTGAGCGTGACGCGCTCGTCGGCTTGCTTGCGGTAGGCATTGGCGAGCAAGGCGTTTGCCGTAGCGCGCTCGCTGCGACCGTTTGCAGCGTGGTGGGCAGCGCGGCTATCGTGGTAGGCTGCGAGGTTGAGAGCGGTTTCGATGTTCGTCATGTCAGGCTCCTATGTTGTGTTTGTATGTCACTTGTATACCGCTTTCTTCCTACATCGTCAACAGACAAAACAGACAAAAGTTTGCGAGGATGCTAAATTCTTGCTAGTGGATTGTTACGAAACCGAAACGAAGGACGGGAAGGTCATGCCGATCAAGGGTGGCAGGATGACGAGCAAAGAGAAGGTTTTCGCTGAACGGTACGCAAATACGGGCGATAAGGCCTATGCGGCCACGGCGGCAGGCTATTTGCACCCATACCAGCGCTCGTCCGACGCTCTGTCGAGGCCTGCAATTCAGGCTGAAATCAGGTCGCAACAGCTCGCCAGGCTATTCAACGAGGCGCTGCCGGCGGCCGTGCGCTGCCTGGTGTCGATCGTCGTCGATAGCAAAGCCCCTGCTGGCGCGCGCGTCCAGGCCTCAAAAGTCATATTTGACAGGACGTTAGGCGCCTCGGAAGAGGGGCAGGGCAAGGAAGCGCACGAGATGACAAGCGAGGAACTAGCAAGGGCGATCGCCGAGCTAGAGCGGGTAGCATCTGACCGGGCAAAGGTCGTCGATCACATCGAGATTGCGCAAGTAGTGCGCAACGATGATGATATATTTCAATGATATCAATAGGTTAAATAGTATGGACTAGACAGAGCGTGCGCTCGGCGAGGGCGACCCTCGGCCCATACCTCGGCCTGACCCCCGGTCCGCCCCCTGGCCCAGTCCGAACGGCAGTTCTGAAACTGCATCACCCCCGCGTACAAAAATTCGCCCGAAAAATCGAAACGGACTTCATGTCCAGACAGGCCTTGACACCAAACCGGACATCAGCCTACATTCCAGACAGACGAACCAACGCCACCCGAAGAGGAAGCCAAGGCGATGCCAATCAACGAGACTGAAGTCGAAGCCGAGATCGTAGCGAAGAATTTGACCGCTCCCCGGCTCACTCCCGCCCACATCGACGAGCAGATCGTCGCAGAGGCCTTCTACGTTTTCCCGAATACAACGCTAACGGTCTGCGCGCTCACGCTGAAAAACGGCTTCCAGGTCGTCGGCGAAAGTGCTGCTGCCTCGCCGGCCAATTTCAACGCCGAACTCGGTCAGAAGATCGCCCGTGACAATGCCCGCAACAAGATTTGGGCGCTCGAGGGCTACCTGCTCCGGACCAAGCTGGCAGAGGCCGCCTGATATGCTCGGCGTCCTGGTTCTGATCGTCCTGATACTGGTTCTGATCGGCGCTTTCCCGGCTTGGCCACACTCAGCCGACTGGGGCTACATGCCTTCAGGCGGATTGGGGCTGATCTTGCTGGTGGTCTTGATCCTGCTCCTGACCGGGCGCCTGTAGAACCCCACTTGACAGCCGACAAACAGCCGCCTACATTCCCTACAACAAGTCTGGTCCTCCCCCTAACGGCTTGCTGACTGCACTGCTCCTCCTCCCGACAAGCCCGCTAGTTCGCCCGACTAGCGGGCTTGTTTTTTGTTTTGCATGTATGTAGGTTGCGACCAACAAATGAATGGGCCGACGCATGACCTATCCGACAAACCCGATCAGCATTTCCTGCTCCTACTCCGACTTTCAGTTGGGGCAGGGGAATAATAGCTTTCCGGGCACTCAGATAGACGCGGATTTTGCCACTCTCACGAATTCCATTAACGCGCTGAATACCTTCGTCCGCGGCGTCACGCGTTCGGACGGTAAACTGGCCAATCAGTCTGTTGGCGTCGATCAGATAAGCAGCTCGCTTCAGGTTGGATTTACGCTTCAGGGCCCGTGGGCGTCCGGTTTCGCCTACTCTACGGCCGATGGCGTGATCTACAACGGGAATTTCTACCGGGCTTTGTTTGCGCACACGTCGGCGGCGGGCACGCGGCCCGATCTGTCGCCGGCGACGTGGCAATTCCTGTTTTCGATCGGTTCTGTCGTTGGAGCTATGACGGCGTCGGTCTATGACCCGCAAAACAAGATGACCGACGCGTTTGCCCGCGCCAATCATACCGGCGTTCAAGCGATAGCCACGGTTAGCGGCCTACAGACCGCATTGGACGGCAAGGAAGCGAAAGTTATCTATGCCGCGAAGGCAGCGGGCTATACGGCGGTATTGGCGGACGACAACGCAGTGCATAGATTTACTGCAAACGCCACGGTCGCGCTTACTGCTGTCGTATCGCTCGGCGCGAATTGGCGCTACACGGTTATTGCCGACGGTGGCGATGTCATCCTAGATCCGAACGCCTCGGAAACAATAAACGGTAAAACAACGCTCCTTGTCCCGAACGGTACATCTGCACAGATAATCTGCGACGGGACCAATTTCTTTGCAATTATCAAGACCGATTTTTGGGTGCCAATCTTATCCACGGCGTTCTCGGCTGTCGCCTCCCTAGACCAGACAAATCTCGCTGATTTCCGAAAGATCAGACTTTCGGGCCTGGTAAGGCCCTCCATTACCGGCGCTATATTCCTGCGGCTCAGCGAAGATAATGGGGCGACGTACAAGGCTGGCGCTACAGACTACCTATCGCAGGTAATTAGCGCCGTTGCCTCTTCTACCGGAGCCTCTGCATCGAACGGGTCAGCGCTACAATTGACCGACGGCGCTACTCAAGACAATTCCGGCCTTGTTCCGTTCCAGACGGAAATCGTCTTGGAGAACTTTAACAAGGCCGCCTTCACGAGCGCGCATTGGGATGGCGGCGGCGCAGCTGGCGCGACGCCGTTCTGGTCGTCGGGCCACGGATGGCTATCGCTATCAAACGCCAACAACGCTCTGCGCATCCTTCCAGGGTCCGGCGGCACTATTACCGGCTATGTTACGATTGAAGGGGTGTGGGGGTGAAAGTACTTAAAAACGGCATTGAATGCGAATTGACCCCGGACGAGGAGGCGGAATTCCTCGCAACCCTCCCCACAGTCACATCTAACCCTGTCGAAAGCGCGTCTGACAGGCGGTTTTCTGAGCCGATGATAGCCGCTGGCTTCAAGGCCCTAGGCTTCACAGACGGGCAGATAGACGCCTTCTTCGCCGCCGCTTCAAAGGTGTAGTCTGGATGGGCTATGGAAGGTACGAGACGCAATTTTGCGGCATGGTTGCGGGCGTGGGGGCCGACAGAACAGCAAATACCGCAATCATGAAGTCTATACTTGCCTGTTCTGCAAATGACGACGTTTTCATTCATCACAGCGGCGGCGATATCTGGTTCAACGAGGGGTTCGATTTATCCACCTATAATCGCGTCGGGCTCGTCTCTGACATGGGAGCGGAGTTCGTCTGGGATTGCACCAATGGTGGTATTCATATCGGATACAACGACATCCGAAAATGCCCACGGATCGAGAACCTGTCGTTCCAGACAACCGCGACCGCGAATGCGGGAACTGCAATAGCATTGACGGGTCCGGTGCTGCCTTCCGCCACCCACACAGGCCCACTTGTCGATAATGTCAACGTCAGCGGCCTTGATGAATCTATATCATTCTGGGACACGCAACTTCATATCGAAAATGCATGGTACCCGATGGTCAGGAATTACCGGGGCAAAGGCAAAGACACAATTTATGCTCCTTTCGCGGCCCAATACGGAATTCGGGCGACAAATTGCCAAGCCTTTATGGCGAGGGATTGGAAGGTATTCCACACCGATAGCGCCTATTTTGGCGATGGCAGTCTCCATGGCGAAGGGCTAAATCTCTCTGGTGGCGAAATCGTAGGGTGCAACAATGGCATCGTCCACACGCCGGGGATCTACAAGCCCTGCATCAGCATCCACGACATGCATATCAACACCTATAAAAGAGGCATTGTCGTCCAGAACGTGGGGCAGATGAAGCTCCACGATATCCACCTCTATAAGACGCAACTGTCGTCCGACTATTGGCGCGGTATCGATCTGTTCAACTGCCACGGCTGGCACGTACATCATATTTTCGGGGCCACACCCGGGTGCCCGACAAACGGAGCCGACCTGTTCGCTATCGAGCAATGCAAGGACATGGAAATAAGCCAGCTTGCTACGTCCGACTGGACCGGCCCCGGTTGCCAGCTTTTCATCGGATCGAACAACGACGACATCAGGCTTTCCCAGTTCATGGTCATGGAGAACGCCCCTCAGGTCGTTCCTTACGCCATCGTCGGCACCAACAACACACGCATTGTCGTCGCCTGATATATTCCGGCCTCACCGGAACAGAAAAATGAGTTGGCCATCTGTTCGGCAAATGTAGTATATGACGAAAGACAATGCCAGACAGGAACCGACATGAACCTTATACCGCACGCCTGGACCACACTGAAATATGCTTGGAGCGTCCGGCTTATGGTCCTCTGCGTGCTTTTGATCTGGTTTGAGCCTGTCATCAGCCTTGGCGCGCAGATCGTCACTGGCAAGTCGGTACTCACGCAGATTGCCGTCAATCTGGTGATCGGGCTGGTCGGCGTAGGGGCCATGTGGGCGCGCGTTACGTTTCAAACAACACTGAACCAGAAGATCGCCGAAAAGGAACAAGACATTGGCAAACCGCCTACAGAAGGGTAGCGCCGCGGCTCTTATGGCGGCTTCGCTTGTCGGTAGCTTCGAAGGGCTGCGGCAAAACGCCTATCCAGATCCTGCCACGCAAGGGCAACCTTGGACGATCTGTTACGGTTCCACCAACGGAGTTAAGCCGGGGGACCACAAGACGGTGGCGGAATGCAAGGCTTTGCTCGTTCAAGAGCTTCAAACCTACGCAGCCGGCGTCCAGGCGTGCGTTAAGGTTCCGACGCCAGATGCACGCTTCGTCGCCCTTACATCCTTCGCCTATAACGTTGGCGTATCGGCCGCGTGCAACTCATCAACGGTTCGTCTCATCAACGCGGGCAAGCCTGAGGAAGGCTGCGAAGCGCTCCTCAAGTGGAACCGCGCTGCCGGTATCGTATTCCCCGGCCTGACACGGCGCAGGCAGAAAGAACGCCAATTCTGTCTGGAGAGAACATGATGTTTGGCTTTGGGATATTCGATTACATCAAAATCATCGCCGGCCTCGTCATTGGCGCCGGCCTCGTCTTCTATCCGGCGCGCTGGATAGGCCAGAGCGAAGGCAAGCAGATGGCAGCTACCGCAGCCCTCTCCAAATCCGTCATCCTTCTACGCGAAAGGAACGTGGTCAATGACCAGGTATCTACCTCTGATGCTGCTGCTTTGTGTGCTGATTTCGGGCTGTCAGACGACGACAAAGCAGAATGCGTGCGACGGCTTCAGCCGGTTAACGCCAAGCCTGACAACGTCGGTAATGATCCTCAAGACCGACCGGCCATTCGCGAACCAGGTAGCTGCGCACAATAAATTCGGCCAGTCGCAAAAGTGCTGGAAGTGAGAAGGCAGTAACGTGGCATCTTTGACAGACGTAATGCTCGCACTTGGCCGGCTCCAAGAGGGGCAGGATCGAATGACCGCGGACTTCCGCGAGGAAAAGAAGAACGCCCACGAACACCGGGCCATTATCCATCGGCGGATTGACGAACAGTCTCAGCAAATAGGCCATCTTGAAACGACGGTAGCCATTAGCGGGGAGATAGATGCACAGATCCGTGAAGAAATCAAAGCCTTGAAGGAAACCGTCGACAACAACCACGCCGAGGTCGCGCCAGCGCTCGAGGAGTGGAAAAGGCTCAAGACCTTGGGCGTGGGTATCAGTGGCCTGATAGCGCTTGCCGGGCTAACGATCGGCGGCGTGGTGGTATGGACAGGCAACGCAGCCGTCGATGCCATCCGGCATTGGCTGCGGATCAATTAGACCATGACCCGCGAAAACAACATCAATCCAAAGACAGGCAAGCGCTTCGGATGGGAAGAAGAGCAGCGCGTCGCCAAGGCGCAAGCAGCCGAGAAGGACGGCAGCGAGATCCTGAAGCAGATAGAGCTGCTGAAGCGTCAGAAGAAGGCGATCGAAAGCCGCGATACCTTCATGACCTTCGTCAAGTTCACGTCGCCGGACGCGGAAGACCCGAACGACGTCGAGCGCTCCCGCTACAAGGACGCAAAGCACCATAGAGCGGTAGCGCGCGTCCTCCAGGCGATCATCAAGGAAGAGGTCGAATACACCTTCGTCATCCTGACTATGCCGCCGCGGCACGGAAAATCCGAGCTTGTTTCCCGTCGCCTGCCGGCATGGCTGATCGGGCTATTTCCGGACCAGAACGGCGTCGTTGCGACCTATAACGACAATTTCGCATCCGATTTCGGCAAGGACGTCCGCGCCATCGTCCAGACACCACAGTTCAAGCAGGTATTCCCTCAATCGGCTCTCAGACGCGGCGGCGCGGCGTCCGATCGGCTCCAGACAGTGGCCGGCGGTCAGTGGACCTTTGTCGGCCGTGGCGGCGGCCTGACGGGGCGCGGCGGGCACGTCCTTATATGCGACGACCTGATCAAGGACGACGTCGAGGCGCAGAGCCCGGCAATTCGCGATCAGGCGTGGAACTGGTTCACCAAAGTCGCCATGTCGCGCCGTATGGGGCGCAAAATAGTCATCCTGACGTTCACGCGCTGGCACGCTGACGACCCGATCGGACGACTGACCGATCCTGAGAACCCTTATTATAACGCTAAGCTTGCGTCGCGGATAAAGATCATCAATATCCCGGCAATCGCCGAGGAAGACGATCCGATTGGCCGCAAGCCAGGCGAGGCTCTGTGGCCTGACGGTCCGGACAAGTTCGATCTTACCTTCCTGGAAGAGCAGCAAGCGCTAGACCCGCTCGGTTTCGCCGCGCTATACCAGCAGCGGCCATCCATGCTCGACGGCGATCTATACAAGCGCGAGAACATCAAATTCTATAAGCCCGACGAGCTGCCGGAAGACTTGCGCATCTACGGCGCGTCCGACCATGCCGTCGCTACCGGTCAACGGAACGACTTTACCGTCCTCTTGAAGTTCGGCGTCGACAAGCAGTCGAATATCTATCTGCTGGAATGTTTTTGGCAGAAGGCGAAAGCCGACGTCGTCGTCGAGGCGTTCCTGACGATGGCGGACGGCAAGCAGAAGCCGCTGGTCTGGTGGGCTGAAAACGGCCATATATCGAAGTCTATCGGGCCTTTCCTGCGGAAACGGATGATGGAAACTGGCATTTACATGAATGTCCGCGAGATCACGCCGAGCAAGGACAAGGCCACCAGGGCGCAGTCTATGGTCGGCCGTGTCGCCATGGGCAAACTATATTTCCCTGTAAATGCCGTCTGGACTGAAAAAGCTATCGACCAGATGATGTCGTTTCCGAACGGCACGCATGACGACTTTGTCGACACTTTGTCGTTGATCGGCTTGGGGATGCAAAGTCAGTTCGCACCCGCCGGAAATTCTGCTAAGAAGAAGCTCGAAAAGCCGGCGTTCGGATCGCTGGCATGGGTTAAATTGGCGGACAAGTGGTCGGCTGATCAGAAGGCGATTAAGTCGTCCGGAGGCTTTTAATGTTGGATTTGACGGACGACACTGCCGGACTGCCAGACATGACACCCGCTGTGGAGGCGTCCAAGTCTGACGATACCGACACGCCGGAGCAGGATAAGGCGCTCGCGGCGCAGATCCTCAGGACGATCAAGGAAGACAAAAAGCATCACGACAAAGCGTTCAAGCGCATGCGTCGCGATATGCAAGTCGCCATGTGGGGCGCCGAGGAGAACTGGAGCGAGGACAATTATCGCGCCAATATCGTCGGGCGCCACGTGAAGATGAAGACCGCGGCTCTTTACGCGAAGAACCCGAAGGCGGTAGCGCGACGTCGCGATACGCTTGACTTTGCCGTATGGGATGAAAATCCGTCTTCGCTTCAGCTCGCATTTCAAACCGTGCAACAGGCGACGCAGCAATTGGCCCTGGCGCAACAGACGGGGCAGCCTATACAGGCGGCGCCAGGCGCTTCCGATCCTACAGCGGGCGGCCAGCCGGGCGTCGTGCCCATCCCTACGGAGGGCGGTGTGCCACCCGTAGCCGCGCCCGTGGCTCCTCCGCAGGTTGGCTATGCGCCGCCGCAGGCTTCAGAAGGGCATAGCGATATCAACTACACGGAAAGGGTACTGCCGCAGTTGCCGACTGCTCTGGCGCCGATCCAATTACCACCCGGTCTTGATCAGGCGCAAGCCGTCATTGCCGACTTCCAGCAAGGCATTCAGCGCCGAAACATGCTGACCAAATACAGCCGGACGCTGGAGATCCTTTTTTCGCAGGCCTTGCGTGAGCAGAAACCGCTCGACTTCAAGCGCGGCATGAAACAGGCGGTTCGCCGCACGATCACGACTGGCGTCGGCTATGTCGAACTCGGATTTCAGCGCGAATACGGACCTCGACCCGGTCTTACCGAGCAGCTTGCCGATGCGCGCACACGGCTTGACCATCTGAAGAACCTGACCCAAGAACTCGGCGAGGGCGGCTTTGGCGACGGTGACGCAGAGATGGCCGAGCTAACCTATTCCGTTCAGCAGCTTCAGACAGAGCCTGAAATAGTGCTGCGCGAAGGCCTTATCGTCGACTTTCCACAGTCGACGAAGGTAATTCCCGATCGCTACTGCAAACAGCTCGACGGGTTTGTCGGCGCGCGCCACATAACGATCGAATACACCTATACGACGGACGAGGTGAAGGAGCTTTTCGACGTCGATCTGGAGGACAATTACACCAACTATACGGTCAATGACGGCTCGACGCGCGAAATAAGCGCGAACAGCGTCATGGATGACGATTACCAGTGGGTGTCACCATCACAGAAGAAAAAGGGTCTGGTTTGCGTCTGGAAGTATTACGACAAGCCGTCAGGCCTCGTATATTTGATCGCAGACGGTTATCCGGGCTTCTTGCGGAAGCCGGCGGCGCCTGACGTCTTCGTTGAGGACTTCTGGCCCGTGTACGCCTTGACCTTCAACGCGGTTGAGAGTGAAAGGGAGTTGTTCCCGCCATCTGACGTCTCATTGCTGCTAGACATGCAGCGCGAGTACAATCGTTCTCGCCAGGGCATGCGCGAGCATCGCAAAGCGGCCCGCCCGCGGTGGGCTTTTGCGAACGGCGCCTTTGCGGACGAAGAAGACCCGTTGATGCTCAAGAGCCTTAAGCCTTTCGAGGCTGTCGGCTTGAATATCGATCCCGGCGCCAAGATCGGTGACATTCTCCAGGTAATCCCGGTTCCTGGCGTGGACCCGAACCTCTACGAGACGAACCAGCTATTCACCGACATGCAGCTCGTCGGCGGCGCTCAGGAAAGCCAGTATGGTGGCGTATCGAAGTCTACCGCCACGGAAAGCGCCATCGCCGCCAACTCTACGTCTGCGTCGGATAGCAGCTCCATCGACGACCTGGACGCGTTTCTGACGCTGCTGGCGCGATCTGCCGGCCAGATCCTTCAGAAGGAAATGTCTGAGGAGAAAGTCGGGCAGATCGTCGGACCTGGCGCGGTTTGGCCGCAAGTCACGCTCGCCGAGATTGCTAGCGAAATCTACCTCGAGGTAGAGGCCGGCTCTACAGGCAAGCCAAATCAGGCCGTCGAGATCAACAACTGGAAGCAACTCTTGCCCATGCTTATGCAGATGCCAGGGCTAAATCCGCTGTGGCTTCTGAAAGAGACGCTTCGTCGTCTGGATGATCGAATGGACCTTACCGACGCCATCGCAGCGGATATTCCGTCGATCATTTCACAGAACCAGCAGACGCAGATTGGTATGCCAGGACAGGAAAATCCGAACATGCAGGGTGGCAAAGGTGGCGACAACGCACCTAGGCCACCAGGGCAATCAGGCAGCGGACCCGCCTTTGGCAGCAATCAGGTGTAGGTTTTGTAGGTCATGACTTGCTACACTGGCAGACATACAGTACATATCAACGACCACAACAGGAGCTATCATGCCCCCACTGGACGATAATATTGCAGATCTGGAGCCGTCCGCCGATCTGACACTGGACGATCAAGGCGCAGCGGTCTCAACCGCGAAACCTGACCAAGCGGCGTCGTCTCCCGCGACAGGCGAAAATGATGACCTGGACCTTCTGAACGTCGTTCGCGACGTGGTGAAAGACAGGGCACCAACGGCCTCGCCAGCCGAAGGCGAAGAAGATAAGGGCCTAGACGCCGGCACGCCCAAGAAGGACGACGACGAGAACTACTCGGACGTTCCCTTCAACAAGCACCCGCGTTTCCAGCAGCTTCTACGGAAGTCGAAGGCGTTCGAAACAGACGCCATCCGCTACCAGAACGTCCAGACTTTTCTGGACAAGGAAGGACTATCCGCAAACGAGGCGGCTGACGCTCTCGTGATTGCCGGACTGATGAAGACGAACCCCGCGCAAGCGTGGGCGGAGCTTCAGCCTACCTTACAGAAGCTTGCCGTCGCCGCAGGCGTGATCCTGTCCGATGATCTCCAGCAGCGTGTTCAGCGAAATGAGCTGTCGCACGCAGCAGCACTTGAGATCAGCCGGGCAACGGCTCGCGCCAGTTCTGTCGAAGCAGCGCAGTCCTTCCAGGAACAGCGCCGCCAGCAACAGGAACGGACGTCCTACGCGCAGTCGATCACATCGGCCGCGCAGGAATGGGAACAGGATCGCCAGCTTAAAGACCCGAACTTCGCCGCCAAACAGGACTTGCTCATGAAGGAAGTCGCGTATCTCCAGGTGAAGGAAGGCAAGCCCACAACGCCAGACGGCGTCAGGGCCCAACTCCAGAAGGCATACAAGGCTACGAACGCTTCGTTTCGTCCGCCCGTGCCGGCAGCACCAGCCCCACAGGCGAGGCCCGCGATACGACCTGTAATGGGCGGTCAAGTCGCAGGAAATCAGCGCCCCGCCGCAATGTCCACGCTCGATATCGTGCGTGCGAACCGCAGGGCCTGACCGAAACTGAAGGTCAAAAGGTATGCCTTTTACAGCCGACGAAATCTCGAATATCAACAACGCCGCGCTCGAAAACTTCATCGATAAGGGCACCGTCTGGAAGCAGTTTGTCGCTAACAAGCCAATGCTTGATGCGTTCAACGCTTCCGCCGGCACTTTTAACGGTGGCAAGGACAACGTCTCTTTCGCGGTGAAAGCCGGGCAGGGTGGCGGAGCGCTTCAGGGTTATACGGGTGACGATCAGGTCTCCTACTACAACCCGACCGGCATCAAGCGCGCCCGCTTCCCATGGCGCGAGCATCATATCGGCATGGTCGTTACCCATACCGAGCTGAAGGTCGACGGCATCGATATCGACGAAACCAACGACAGCGAGAACACGGTCCCGATGAGTGGCCGTGAGGAACACGCGCTTGCCAATCTTCTCGACGAGAAGAACGACACGCTCGGCGAAGACTACGCCTTCTCGCTCAATCGCCTTATCCTTGGCGACGGTTCGACCGATGCCAAGGCCCTTGCCGGTATCCAGTCGATCATTCTCGACAGCCCGGCAGTCGGCACGACCGGCACGATCGGTCGCGTTGCGAATACCTTCTGGCGCAACCGTGCTGCAACTGCGGCTTACGGTTCTGCTGGCGGGCAGGGCGCCATCACGTCGGCAACGACGAACGGCGGCGCACTGATCGAGTTTCTTGAAAAGGAATACCTCCTGCTCTCGAAATACCGCAGCGGTCAGACGAAAATGAAGTGCTTTGTCGGTTCGGACTTCCGGGCGGCCTACATGAAGGAACTCCGTGCAAACGGCAACTACTCCATGACCGGCTTCCAGGGTCAGAACAACGCCGACGGCGGCATGGATGATCCGAAGTGGAAGGGCCTGCCCATGGTTTGGGACCCAACCCTAGACGATCTCGGCCTGTCCAAGCGCATGTATGTCCTCGATATGGGCAAGGCCGGCGTCCGGCTGCTCTATATGGACGGCAACCGCATGAAGAAGCACAGCCCGGATCGCCCGTACGACCGCTACGTGATCTACAACGGCATCACCACGACCGCCGTCATGATCGCCAAGCAGCTCAACACGTCTGCGGTGTATGATATCGCGTAAGACAGCAGCAAACAGGAGACGCTGAAAGGCGTCTCCAAATCCTCAATTTTGGCTAAAGGAGACCCTAAATGCCAAATACTGTCCCCTCGTTTGCTGCCGTCACGACGATCCTCGCCGCTGCTGTCGCAAACAACGGAACGTTCACCGTTCCTTATCCTACCGGCTTCTCGCAGGGCAGCTTCTTGAATGGGCTGGCGCTGTCGAATTCTTCGATGATCGTCAACAGCAATGACAAGTACGTTCAGGGCACCGGTTTTACCGTGTCCTACGGCGCTTCGCTCATTACCGTCACCAACACCACCGGTCTGACTTTGCCGGCTGGTGCGTCGATCCTGTTCAACTTCAACCAGGTTGCAGGCAACGACGTGGAAATCGTGACGCTGCCTGTCGACCTCGCGACGATCACCGGCACGCAGGACGTTGTAACGACCTGGCAACCCGGCTTCGCCGGCACGATCGAGCAGGTCGATTTCATCGTCGACAAGCCTGTCACCACGGCGGCAAAGCTGGCGACAATCAGCCCGTTCGTCAATGCCGTCGCCGTTACCGGCGGCGCTCTGGCCCTGACGTCGGCTCTCGCGACCCCAAAAGGCAAGGATATCGCCGCTTCGGCGATTACCGCGCTGAACGCATTCGGCGTCGCCGATACGCTTTCCTTCAAGGCGACAGCCGTCACGGCTTTCGTTGAAGGTTCTGGCTCGATCGTCTTTCGCATCCGCCGGGCTTACAGCAACCGCTACTAAGCCAACCAAGTAGAGGCGGGGCTAGCGCTCCGCCTTTTTCAACCCAACAGAGGACTGACCAATGCAGACCGCAACAATCACCTTGAAGCTCGGCGGCGACGACGGGAACACTATTCAGAAGTACAACGTCACGCCGTCGGAAGTCGCCGTTCTGCGCGAGATCCACAGCTATGACGGCGTAACCGATATCGCCGTCAACGCGGAAGATATCAAGCGCACCAGCAAGGCCGAACGGGCTCGATTGCTCGAGATCTACGGTCGCAGCCAGCCGAACGGTCAGTTCGCGGCTCCAGTCGTCGAGGCGCTCTTCCCTGGCGCCGCCGCGCCGCTGTTCGTCAATTTCGCCGACCTGGAGCTTGATGAATTCTTCTTCAAGACTGAAACACGCGCTGCGCCGAAGCCCATCGCCGAAGAGCTGACCGAGGAACCCGTGCCGGTTGCTGCGGCCGAGCCGACCGACGCGCCAGTCGACGAGCACGTCGAAGATCCAGCCGAAGAGCACGACGGCATCGGCGATATCGACGACGGCCTGTTCAAGTAAGGACGGCTGATGGCCCGCGGAACCACACTCACGAAGCTGCTGGACCTGTATCGGGCCGAATGCCGCCTGTCGTTCAATACTGCGCACAATTCGCAGGACCATGACCGGCAGGTAAGCCACATTCAACGGACGCAGGAATGGCTATGGGAAGACTTCGATTGGCCGCTCCTGCGTGTTGAGCGCCGCTTGGCCTTGGCGGCCGGGCAGCGCTATTACACCTTCCCCGACGACGTCCATATAGACCGTATCAAGAAAATGGAAGTGTTCTTCGATAGCACTTACCGTCCGCTTTATGCGGGGATAGATGCGGAGCACTATTCCGCCTACAACAGCGATCTTGACGAGCGGCAGTGGCCGCCGCAGCGCTGGAAAATCGCCGAAGACGAAAACCTCGAGATTTGGCCAATTCCAGACGCGAACGCCGATCCGGTAACGCTCGAGGGTACGGTCAAGGTTACAGGCATCAGGAACCTCAAGCCTCTTGTTGCTGGAGCTGATGTCGCCGATCTAGACGATCGAATGATCGTCTTATTCTGCGCCGCCGAGTACCTGGCGGCCAGCGGCGGCAAAGACGCGAACATGAAGCTCGAGCAGGCGAACAAGCGTTACGCCAAGCTTCGCGGCGCGCAGATGCCGCGGAAGATATTCACTATGTTTGGCGTCCGCCAATCGGACGATAGGCCGCGTCGCATCCCCATAGCCGTCTACAACAAGACGACGCCATAGGGAGAAACGGTCATCGGCACCATATGGTTCAAGGAGTTCACTGGCGGGCTGGATAGCCGGCGCATGCCGGAAACGACGTCCGGCGGCGTATTGACCAAAGCCATGAACGGCCACGTATCGCGTGGCGGCGAGTTCGAAAAACGTGCGGCCTTCGTGCCGACTTACGCCTTGCCCGCCGGCACTGTCGCAATGGCCGCCGGGGTCGATAGCGTATACGTGTTCGGTTCTGGCGCTGCGCCTACGATGCCAGCCGGGGTTAAATATCAACGTTTGCAGCATTCTGACGGCGTGACGGCCCTCGTCAGCGTTCTGTCCTACGATCTATATGCAACCAAGATATACGCCGTTGGCCTGTTTGCAGACGGTACGATATTCCATTTCTACGATGGGGCTCGCGTAACCGCCTGGTTCGACGGACGCGCTCGTGCGTCCTTCACGATCACGAGCGGAACGGCCTCGCCTGCTTCCACACTTCTGACGTTGGCTGTCGACGGCGTATCAATCATTACCGGAACCGTCGTATGGGCGACCAGCAATGAGGCTACAGCCGCTGCGATAGCGGCTCTGATCAATTCTACGACATCCTCTCCCGACTATACCGCTACGGCAGTCGGAGCGACGGTCAATATTCTCGCCGCTATCGCTGGCGCCGCAGCGAACGGGCGCGCTGTTAGCTACACCGTGTCGAATGGCCTCGCCATCACGCCAGGCCCTGGCTTCGCGCTGGCAAACGGCGCGGATAACGTGGCAGGCGTTTATCAGCCAGGCTCGTTCGTCAAGACGATGCAAAAGAAGATGTATTCGACGTCGGGCTCTGTACTGTTTTTCTCCGGCATTGCCGCTCCGACGAAATGGACTACCGACAATGTCGGCGCGGGCTTCATCGACATGGCCGCCGAAACGTCCGGGGCGGAGGATCTTCGCGCCGTTGCGAAATACCAGAACAATCTGGCTATCTTCGCAGGCCGGACCATAATCGTCGAATATATCGACCCTGATCCGACGCTAAATCGGCAAATGCAGGTGCTGAATAACACGGGCACCCTGTCGCCGCGCAGCGTAACGCAGTTTGGCGACAGCGATCTATTTTATCTGGATGAAAGCGGCGTTCGTTCGGTTAGGGCACGTGACGCGTCCAACGCGGCGGCCACCAGCGATATCGGCGTGCCGATCGACACGATCGTTACCGCCAAACTACAGGGACTGACGCTAACAGAGCGCAGCAACATCATAGGCCTGATCGAGCCGCGCGACGGGCGGTTCTGGCTCGCGGCAAAAGACACGATCTATGTGTTCTCGTTCTTCAACGGCGCCAAGGTCAGCGCGTGGTCTACCTATACACCTAGCGTCGTCACTGGAGGCGTAGAGACGCTATTCCCGATCGACGATATCGTCGTCTTTCAGCGCGTCGTTCACATCCGCTCCGGCAACACGATCTACACCTTTGGCGGTCTTTCCGGCACGCTTCAGTACGATGCGACAGTGGCCGAAGCTTGGTTACCCTACCTTGATGCAGGTTCACCCACGAGGAAGAAAAACTTTACCGGCATCGATGCGGCGGTCGTCGGTAGCTGGACGGTGTCCGCAGCCATGCAACCGACGAACCTCCTCGCGGAAGATAAAGTCGCCACCATAACGGAGACGACATTCAATGGTGATCGTCTGCCGGCGATCGGGGACAGCACGCACGTAAGCCTGCGTTTCAGGACCACGGGAAGCGAACTTGCCAAATTGGGGTCAGCCGTCATTCATTATGAGGGCGACACCAGTGAAGATTGAGCCCGCCACCACTGAAGACGTTCTCGCTGTCGCGCTCAACATGCGCGAGCGAGACTACGAGGAGTTCTCCGCCGTCTCGCCGTCCAACACGCGCGAGGATCTGGCCAATCGGCTCGCCGGCCGCTACGGCGATCGGTCGGACGTCATCTGTGCCCGCATCGGCGCCAAGCCAATCTGCATTGGCGGTACGATAGAGGCGCGACCGAATGTAATAACATTACTGTTCTTCGCGACGCCGGACTTCGCGCAGATAGCCCTGCCGATCACGAAATTCATCCGAAAGAACCTGTTTCCAAAACTGATCGCCGCGGGCGTCCATCGCATCGAAGCCGTGTCGCTCGCCAAGTACGACCAGACACACGCCTGGCTGCGGACGATCGGGCTCGAGCCGGAGACAGGGCCGATGCTCGGATACGGCAAAAATAACGAAGCGTTCTTGCAGTTCTCGTGGAGTGCCGATGCGCGTCCGTTTGGGGCTTGAGCAGGATATCGACGACATCATTGCCTTGGCGCGTGAAAACTGCGTGATATCGACGCCGTATTTGACTTTTAGCGAAGAGAAAGTGCGCGAGACGTACCGCGGTTATCTCGACCACGCCTACACGACTTTCTTTGTGGCGGAGGACAAAGGGCGGGTCGTCGGTCTGCTGGTCGCCACCATGAACGAGTATCGGCACGCCGATGGACTTTTCTGCACGCAGGAAGTATTGTTCGTCACGTCCGCGTATCAAGGCAGTCGCGCTGCCATCATGCTCACCAAAGAATTGATCGCCTGGGGCAAGTTGCTAGGTGCTATCGAGCTGACGGGTGGGAACGACAATAAGTTTAAGTCGGAAAGAACTGCCAAATTCCTCGAGCACTTCGGATTTGAGCAAGTCGGCTTTTTCATGCGGCGGATGATGACAAATGGGTAAAAAGGGCGGCGGCAACGAAGCAGCTCAGGCCCGCCAGGACGAACAAACCCGGCAGGCAAATATCCGTTCCGGTACGGACAACGTAAATTCCATTTTTGACGGCGGGACTAGCCGCCAACTCGTCAAGCCTACCGGCGGGGCGATGGACTTCAGCACGGGCGACTACTATGACGCCAGCGGCAACAAGCTAACGAACAAAGTCACGAAGTTCGATAACGAGAAGGTCTACGGCCCTAGCTCGACCGTCGCCGGACAATTCACGCCGGATTTCTACGAGAAGCAGAAACAGGGTTACCTGGACTACGCAAACCCACAGGTCGACAAACAGTTCAACGATGCATCGAAGCAGTTGACGTTCGCGCTAGCGCGCGGCAACAACCTGGATAGCTCCGCCGCAGCCACGCAATCCGGCGACCTTCAGACGCAGTACGGCCTGCAAAAGCAGAAGGTGGCCGACGACGCGCTTTCCTACGAGAATAAGGCGAAGTCGTCCGTTGAGGACGCCCGATCCAATCTTATTTCGAATTTGAACGCGACGGGTGACGCGCAGGGCGCTGTAAACTCGGCGACGGCTCGTGCCTCGGCCCTGTCGCAACCGGCGGCGTATAGCCCGCTTACGAACCTGTTTTCGGACTTCACGGCGGGGTTAGGCACGCAAGCCGCGCTTGAGAAGGCGAATTATTACTCTGGCGGCGCGACGGGCGCTCGCTATCAGACCGGGCTATTTGCCCCGTCTGTCAGCGCCGTGAAAGTGAGCTGATATGTGCGACCCATTAACCATCGCAGGCGTTGCACTTTCTGGCGTTTCAGCCGGGCTAAACTCCGCCGCCAACTCTCGCGTGAACAGCGCGCGCAACGACGCGCTGTCGGCGGAGCGTATTCGCCAGCAAGGTTACGACCAGGAAGCGGCGAACATCAACACGAAGTCGCAAGACAACTTCAAGACGTTCGGCAAGGACCAGGCAGCGGACGCGACGAAGCTCGGCGATTATTTCGCAAGCCAGCAGCCGGCGCCGGCAAATCCGGACGCTGCACTGCCACCCACGTCGTCGAATATCACTGTCCAGGAATTGGGCAAGCAGAGCGACAAGTCGAAAGCCTTCACGGGCAAGACCGGCGAAGCGCTTGGCCAGTTGCGGTCGTTCGGCGACGTCCTCGGAAGCAAGAGCCTCGATACGGCGCGCGACAGCGGGTATATCGGCCAGATAGACAACTTCAAGCGCGGATCGTCGGGCGTGCTGCCGTATGAATTGGACCACGCCGCGCAGGCCGGGAACGGCCTGAAGACCTTCGGGGATCTGCTAGGCGGAGCCGGAAGCCTTGTGACAAGCGCGGGCTTGGCAGGGCCAAAGACAACGCCGACGACTTTGGGCGCCTATCTTGGCTACCAGCCACCATCGGCAAACACATTCCCGAAAGCACCGGCTAGCGGACTTTCTTCTCTGTTTGGAGGCGGACTTTAATGCCGATCGCCCAAAATCGTTTCAACGACCCCGCAATTGGTCAAGCCTTCAGCAATCTTGCTGGTATGTTCGCGCCGCCGTCCGGTTCGGACGCGGCGGGCTATGCGGAAGCGAAATCGCGAACCGCGCAAGCCAACCGTCTCGCCGAAATGTTCAGCTACGCTCACGACCCGAATTACAATCACGAAATGGCCGATCGATTGGGCGTCGGCGCCGGGGTGTATAACCCGAACCAGAGCTACTATTCGGTCGATCAGACCAACGCGACGTCGCGCCAGAACAATACGGCGGACAACGCGCGCGCTGTGATAACCAACAACGCCGACAACGCCCGCGCGCTCGACCAGACGCGCCTGACTAACACCAAGGACATCACGACATCCATGCTGGCGCCCGTAACGGCAGACGCTACGCGTTTCGTGCCTCCGACGATCGCAAGCATGTTCAGCGTTCCGGAAACTCAGACGGGCGTCGTAAAGGTAAACCAGGGCGACACGGCCACGCTTCCGGGCGGCCAGGTCGTTACGGGCCCTGCAAAGCCGCTCGACCGCAGCCAGGCAGAGGCGCAAATCCTCCAGCATCTATCGCCAATCGACCAGCGCAACGTCGCGACGCAGGGCGTTCCCGTCGAAAGCGCTATGGGTCCGGACGGCAAGACGCCGCAGTACGTCTCGCGAAACGACGCGATCGACAACCATATGCAGCCGTATAACCCTAACGCCGACAAGTCCCTTGTCGAAGGCACAGCGAATATCGGCGGCAAGACCGTTCAGGTATTCCGCAAGCCGACCGATACCAATTACGCGACAGCCGATGGCACGCCGCTGCCGGCAGACGTTCAGGTTTTCGAGAAGGCCAAGCCTACAGGCACGAACGAGCAGCTCGGCATGAAGGGAAGCGAGTTTACCGCCAAGAACGGCATGTTCTACAATCGCGCGTCGATGGCGGACGCAGGCATGCGGGATATCCAGAAGGCGGGCTACGAGCCGAGCGCCAAGGACTTCGAATTGATGCTAGGCAAGGCGGGCGACGTGCTGCCGGTATCGATGACGAACGCCATGGTCTCCGATCAGGGACGCCAGTTCTACAACAATTCGATGAACTTCATGCTCTCTATCCTGCGCCCGGATACCGGCGCGGCGTTCGGCAAGGAAGAATTCCAGAACTACGGCCGTGTGTTCATTCCCTTCCCTGGCGATGATCCGAAGACGCTCGAGGCCAAGGCGCTCGCACGGCAGACTGCACTGGCCGCCTTGCAAGGCACGTCTGCCGGTTCTGCCGACGCGATCACGAAGATCATGCAATCCCAAGGCTTGCCAGTTCCTCCGGAAATGGCCGCGCACATGCAGAACGCCCAAGCAGCGACAGGCGGAGCGCCGCCGGCTCCTGGTGCGGTCGCGCCTCCGCCCGGCGGTACGCCAGTAGCGCCGCCCGTCGCCGCGCCCTCCAAGTACCCGGACGGCACGATTATCAAAAATCAGGCCGGTCAATCGCTGATCCGGCAGAACGGGCAGTGGGTTCCACATGGATGACGAACTGCCTCCGGGCTTTGCCGTAGCCGGCCACATTGACGATCTGCCAGAAGGTTTTTCGGTCGTGCCTCAGGCTGCGCCCGCTCCGCCGGGCGTCCTTGCCGATAGCGCCAAGAGCTTCGGTAGTGGCGTCGTCCGTGGCGCCGCCGAGACGGCCATGCTGCCAGTGTCGCTAGGCCGCATGGGCTCCGATATCCAAGACAGGGCTTCCGCCGGCCTCGTCGGCTATCTAGACCCGCTCGTGCGTTCTATCATGGGTGAGCCGCAGAATACGCCCGAAGTCCAGCAACACATGCACGATGCGATAGCCAACGAACCGCCCGGCCCGCTAGGCCGCACGCAAGACGCCGTCCGTGGCGTTATGGACAACACGCTATACGCACCCAAGACGACGCCCGGCAAATTTGCCGAGACGGTCGGAGAGTTCGCCGTGCCTGGCGGCATGCCGTCGCGGGCCACGCGTGGCGCCGAAACCCTTCTCCGTAGAGCGGGCGAATACGCGGTAGATCTTGGCCAGCACGCGGTCATCCCTGGCGTGGCGTCAGAAGCAGCCGGACAGGCAACAGAAGGCACGCCATACGAGCCAATCGCCCGACTGATCGGCGCCATCTTCGGAAACGCTGGTGTCAGCGGATTGAAAGCCGTCAACACGCCGGAAGCCGTTTTGCGGCGCGCGGCTGGTCCTGCCGACGATATCGACTGGCAGCGAGCACTCAACCTTCAAAACAACGGAACCGGTATCCGATTGACCGGTCCGGAGGCCCTTGCGCACGCGCAAGGCGGCGCTTCCGGCTTGCCGGACGTCATGAAGAACGTCGAAGGCTCACTCGACGGTCGCGCCGTAACCGCGCCGTTCTTCGCCGCGCGTCCCGCGCAGACTGACACCGCTGTCGGCAATCTGCTCAACGCCATCAGCCCGCAAAGCCCGATACCGTCCGTTCTTGGTCCGCGCGCTTCGGATGCAGCCACGACGGCAATTCGCGGCGTCGAGCAAGAACGCACGGCGGCCACTCATCCAGTGTATCAGGCCGCCAATACGGACACCGTGCCCGCCGATGCTATCCAGAACGTTCTGGACCAGATCCACGCCACCACGGCGGCGGATCAGACTGGCGTTCTCTCTGGCCCGCTAAACGATCTGCGCAACCGGCTTATCGCCGAGCCGGCGCGACCAGGCACTCCAGCCGTTAGGACACCCGTGCTAGGGCCGAACGGTCAGGTCACGCACTACACGATGACGCCCGCTGTCGACCCAACGCCAGCCGTTCCGATCACTGACGTCGAGAACCTGGACCGGACGCGGAAGTATTTCCGCGATCGCATGGACCTGCCGCAGATCGGCCAGGACGCCATCACGAAGGAGCAGAACGCCTCCGTGACCGGTATTCTCAACCAGATCGACCACCTTATGGAGACGAACAGCCCCAATTTTGTCGCCGGCAAGGCGCTGCACGCCGATCTGTCGCGCAATCTCGTCCAGCCGGTAGCCGAAGGCCCGCTAGGGCGGGTAGCCGCCGCTGGCGACACGACAGCCGCCGGCAATGCGCTTCTGCCAAGCAATCCGCTGGTAGGCTCGCAAGGCGAGACGGCTGACGCCACGCGTCGGCTCGTCGCCCAAGATCCGGAGACAACGACGGGCCTGGTTCGACAGAACCTCGGCGATCGTTACGCCAAGGCGTCGACAGTCTCTCAGGAAGGCAACCGAGAATTCGCCGGGGCGAAATTCGCCAAGGACGTCGTCGGTAACGACCCGAAGCGGGCAGCGCTTGAGGCCGTCTTCCAGAACTTGCCGACGCAAGACGCCGCGCAAATGTCGCCGGAGCTGATGGACGTCCTAGAGGCCACTGCGCGGCGCAAGCCGATCGGTAGCGCCACGGCGTTCAACACCAACATGACGAACGACATGGGTAAAGGCTCGCCCGCGCAGAAGTTTATCACCGCGATCAAGTCCGCCGGCACATCGGCCGTTACGAATGCGGCGGACGCGGGCAAGCGCATAGCCTACCGCCGCAGTATGACGTCGCTAGCCGACATGTTCACCGACCCGAATTCCGTCGAGCAGATCCGCGACGCGCTCGGCCGTAGCCTGCCGAACGGGCTCGGCGACGCCGCGCTGCGCACAGCTCTACAAGCGCCAATGGCTACGAGGACGAGATAATGCCAGTCGTCGATCTAAACCAGTACGCAGTTGGAGGCGCGGCCCGCCCCGGCGCCATTGCAGGTCTTCAGCCAGGCTTCGCTAATTCGATCGCTGACATGTTCGGCGCTGCGCCGCCGAATATTCAGCAGCAACTACGGCTGACGTCGGCCTACCGCTCGCCCGATCGCCAAGCGGAGATCCTGGCGGGCAGTTTGCAGAAACGCGTCGGTCCTGACGCCGTAGCCAAATGGCAGAACTACGTCCAGCAAAACGGCGGCGATGTCGTAGCGGCTGGCGAGGCTGCGCGCCCGTGGCTGCGCTCGATCGGCGAGACGAAGTGGGTAGCGCCTCCAGGTTCGTCCAATCACCAGAAGGGGGTAGCCGCCGATCTGCAATACTTGGACCCGTCTGCGGTCCAATGGGCGCACGAAAACGCCCCGAAGTACGGCTTGAACTTTCCGCTTGGAAATGAGGATTGGCATCTGGAGCCAACTAACTTGCGGACGGGCGGCCAGCCGTCGCCGACCATGCAGGCTTCGAACGCCGCGCCGACAATGGCGAACATGCATAATAAATCGTTCGACCCCGTCGGCTCGGTTATGGCTAACGCGCAGGCCTCCGCTCCGCAGCCCACGGCCAGCATTGCCAACATGTTTACCAGTCAGCCGCCTGTTGGCCAGCCCCCCGTCGGGCAACCGCCTGGAGCGGGAATGCCGGACCCGTCGTCGGGCATGTCAGGGCTAGCGCTTATGTTTGCACAGCAACAAGCCGATAAGCAGAGACAAAAAGATGATCAAAACACAGCGGATCAGATCCGTCGTAACGCCCTTCTTAGCGGTCCAGCGCCGAGCGTAGCCGGACTATACGGCTAGCCTTCGAACAGGCCCCAAAAGAAGCTCCATAGGCCGACGATGGCCATAACGAGTAGAATGCCTCCAGCGATCTCAAGCATGTTTTAACTCCTACAGGGCAATCCGCGGGTTTCGTTTCCGGCGTAGCGGCTAATGAGAATTCTGACCAACTGGTACGCGAAGGCCTGACAGGCGCTAGTGGTCAGCATTTCGGCCTCGCCGGTTTCAGCCGTGACGCTAGCTTTCTCGTCCAGTGACGACACCTTTACGAGCCAACGACCGTCGAAATCGGAAACGCTAATATTTGCTGGCGTACCCTTGAACGCCACGTATACGATCAGGCGGAAAGTGTTGAAGCTGGTCAAGTTATTAGTCCCCCAAATCGAAGCGTTTATTCCATCGCATGTAATACAGCGCTGTCAATAGCGAGCTGACTTCGTGCCGAGCAGCGGGTGCGCAAAAAGGTGCGCAAACTGTTGTCTGTCGGGCAGTTGGCTGGTTGTCTGCCAGCCGGTAAGCGATTGATTTAGCTAGCACAAATACTAGGCCGAAGCCCATATAGCCCGCGTTGCACTCAGTCATGCTTGTACTGTTTTGTCGTTAGTGTATGTCATTGTATGGACTGTATTTTCTTTTCTGCGCAGGCTATTCCGTGGGTATGTGTCTGTCGTTGTAGGTTTTGTCTTGCGAAAAAGGCGCTCATTTTGGGCACTTTTGCGCAAGAAAATGCACTACTTATTCTGCCATCTCCAAAACGCCGGACGATATAGAGTTGACCGCTGCGCGAAGCCGTCCAGGGCAATGCTTCGCGTAAACCTTTTCGACGATCGCCATGGAGTTTCCCAACACGCCGGCGATATCATAGAGCGGAACGCCGCGGCGGGCCATATGCGTCGCGGCTGTGTGGCGGAACGTGTGCGGGGATATCCCGCTACCCTTCGGGCCTCTCGTGCCCCTACGATCCGCCTTTGGCGCTATGCCAGAGCGCTCGACTATGACCTGGATCGTCGCCCACACGCCATGCCCGTGATCCATGACCAGGTTGCCTTGGCGCTCGTCATAGGCACGCTTGAGGATCGGCAGGAGAGCATCGGATATCGCCACGGCAGCGCGACGCTTCTTCGTCTTCCTGCGACCTGGCACGTCGTAGTGAATGACGCCAATCTCGAAATCGACCCGATCCCACGTCAGGTCAAGGATCGCTTGTTTGCGCGCCGCCGTCTCGAGCGCGAGGCTGATAAACCGCTCGCCGCGCGACAGCCGATCGCCGGAGCGTAGCTGCGCGGCGGAAGCCAGTATCTTCTTGATTTCCTCTGTCGACAACCAACGGTCGCGCGGATCGGCTTCAGGCGGCAGGTCGAAAGCCGGTACGTCGACCTTCTCCAGTATGCGAGGACGATGCTTCGGGCGCGCGCAGTAGTTAAAGCAAGCCCGCAATGCGATGAGTTCCTTGCGCACGGTCGCGAGCTTGGAAGCGCGCCCGATCTTGCCGGCAACTCTGAGATCGCCATATTCCTCGACGACGTCCTGCGTCACTTCTGCCAGCGTCAGTGCAGCGAAGTGAGGCTTCAAATTGTTCCACGACTGCGTCAGGCTGTCGGGCGAGGCGGTTTCCTTTTGAACATGCTTCTCGTCATAGACGGCCCATAGCTGGCCGACGGTAAACGCGGCCTTGCCTTCAGGCGTAATTTCGTTGCGATGACCGCCGATCAAGATCCACTGCGCGAACCTTTGTTCCGCAACAGAACGGTCTTTAGTGCCCATGCTTTTGCGTCGGCTGCGCTTTCCCTCTGACCAGTAAGCGTAGAAATTCCCGTTGTCTGCTGTATTGAGGATGGGGCTCGGCATTTCATACACTCCAGATAAATATCTAGGTCCGCCTGGTCTATCAAAACGGGGCGCCCTTTAATGTAGGGCAGTTTTCCGCTGATCCGCAGGCGTTTCACCTTCTCACGGCTGCAACGAAGTAGCGTCGCGACTTCACTTTCCAGAAGCAAACGCATCGTCGGCCTTGCACAGTTCGATAACCTTCAGGGCGGTTTCGATCGTCACGAGACGATTGATCCGCAGCCAGGCAAGGTCGGGCTTGTTCGGGCTGACGCGCATTTCAATCTCTGGCGTGTCGTTATCGATCGCACTTTCGATGTGGTTGGGCATCAGCTCTTCAGGAATTACACCGAGAGCTTCGGACAAAGCCTTCAGGCTAAGCGGCGTCGGAAGCGATTTGCCGCGGATGTAGACGGATATGCTGTCACGCGGCAGGTCCGAGCGTCGAGCTAGTTCGCTCTGCGTCCATCCCTTGTTGATCATAAGGCTATACAGGCGTTTTCCGAAGGCCTGCTTTACCATGTGTGAGGGTGCCAATGCATTTGGAGTGGGGGTGTCGCCTTCAATGTGAGTGCGAATTCTATTCGTCATATTAGTTCTTGCCCTTTTTGTTGCTGTTGATCGTATGTCGTTTGTATTCCACATTTCGCAGTGCGTCAATACATAGTGGACAATATGTCCGGAAACGTACGGGCTAAGCCGATCGGTACAATTTTACATATCCGGACAAATTGTCCAGAATGTAGGTTGACACAACAGACAGCTTGCCTTAGCGTTATCTAGTCCACTGAAACAAAGAGGTAGGCCTGTTGTTTAAAACGACGCAATTTCTGGAGGAGAATTTCGCAACTCCGGACGCCGTTGTCGGGCTGTCTTCCTGCTTCAATGTCGAGGTTCCAACGAGAGACACTGTCCGAAAATGGTTTTCGCGGGGCGCGATACCGGGCGAATGGTGGCCTATCCTCTTGTTGATCCTGGAGTGCCAAAATGGAGCGCCTATAAGTCTGCTCGGATATATGGGGAAGGAAACTGTTAGTAATGACATCTTCGAATAGAGTTGATGGCGACCAAAAAACTATGCGGGCAGAGTTGCGAATGTGGTGGCGTTTGTCGAAAGACGTTTCCGACATCTGCAACGCAACGCCGGACAATTTCTCGAGTTTGGCGTTAACCGAACTGTACGAAGAGTTGGAACTTTTGGCCGACATGACTGACTGGTCGCGTTTACGCGCGGCCTGTCTTCGCAATATGCAGACCGTCGATCAGTACCGCCACGCCGTCGAGGCAGTCGCGTGATCGAGATCGTCCTATTGGGCGCTCCCCGTGGAAAGGAGCGCCCTAGAGGCACAAAGGACGGTCATTTCTATACGCCTCAGAAAACACGGGATTATGAAGCCGGACTGAAGTACGCCGCCGCGCAGGTAATGGGTGACAGAGCGCCGCTAGACGGCCCGCTGCACGTCGACTTGAAGATCGTTGTCGCTATCACCGGTTCATGGCCAAAGAAGCGCCAGGAAGCGGCTAGAGCGGGCACGGAATGGCCGACAAAGAAGCCGGACCTGGACAACATCATGAAGATGCTCGACGCGCTCAACCTCGTTGTGTGGATCGATGACTGCCAGATCGTGACGACCAGCATTCACAAACAGTATGGCGACAAGCCCGGAATATGGGTGAAGGTCCGCCAAATCGGAGAGGGAATTTTCGGATGAGCGAAGCGATCCAGTTGGCTACCGCCAAGCCTGACAACGGCAAGCTGCTGTTGACGATGGTTGTCGACGGAAAAATCAAGTCGTTCACTATGAGCCTGCCCGTTGCCGCGTCGATGATCCGTTACATGGTTGACGCTATCGCAAAAACAGCGGTTGACGCCACGTCGTAATTGTATGATGCTGCGACAGACAACGGCATACAAACCGACGTTCCGATAATCCTGCTTTCCTGACTTACCTGCTTTCCTGAAGGAACTTCCAACGTGCCAACGCCATTCCCAACACAGATAGCCGGAGCGAAGTTCTTAGCAGAGCGCGATACTGCCTTGCTGGCAGACGACCCACGATGTGGGAAGACCGGTGCCGCCATCATGGCGATGGACGACAATCTGGAAGAACGCATTTTGATCGTGACGACAGCCTCCGGACGCCCGGTCTGGCGCCGCGCCATGAAGGAATGGTCGCCATACCAGCGATTAACGCAGGTCGTCGCCAAAGGCACGGACAAGATCAACGGAACATGCGTCATCGTCGGGTGGGGTGGCATAACCGAGCCAAAGATACGGTCACAGCTTCTCGGCCGAAAATGGGATCGCGTCGTCTTCGACGAAAGCCATTACGCCAAGAACATCGAAACGAAGCGCACGCAGTCGGCTTATGGCGACTTCACGCTCGGCGGCCAGCTGGTCAACGACAGCACGGCCTTGATCCGGGCCGCTGGTTACAAGGCCTGGTGCCTGACAGGAACACCCATCCCGAACGCGCCGAACGATCTGTATCCTATGTTACGCGCCATGGCGGCTCACAAGCTGCACGCGACGTCCGATGTGCCTGACGTGACCAAATACCAGGACTTCCTGCACCGGTATTGCGTCGTCCGGATGAAGAAGATTTCCAATTTCCGCAAGATCCCCGTCGTTGTCGGCGGTCGGAACCTGGAAGAGCTGAAGGGCCGGATTGGCGATTTCATGCTCCGCCGGACGCAACAGGACGTCGGTATCCGGGCGCCGATCTACGAGACGTTGCCGCTGGCCGTATCGCCCGCCATGCGCCGGGAAGTCGAAGACAAGCTCGACGCCAAGCTCGTGCTCGCTGCCGCCGAGGCCGGGGATACCAAGGCGCTCGAGATGGAGCTTGGCCCTCTGCGCCGGCTGACGGGCGAGATCAAGGCCCATGCCGTGGTCGCCGCCGTCAAGGAAGAATTCGAATGCGGGCTCGACAAGATCGTGCTGGCGTACTGGCACAAGGACGTGGGGCAAGTCCTCAAAGACGGGCTTTCGACGTTCGGTGTTGTAGGTATTGACGGATCGACGCCGGCCAACAAAAGAGACGAAGCGGAGCAACGCTTTCTATCTGACCCCTCGATCCGGGTGTTCCTGGCGCAGATCAAAGCTGCCGGCGAAGCGATCGATCTAAGTTCATCGGCAAATCTATGGTTTGTCGAAACAAGCTTCACGCCGTCCGATATGTCACAAATGTCGAAGCGTGTAACCAACCTCAAAGCAACGCGCCAAGCCTTCGTCCGCGTTGCTGTTCTTGAGGGTAGTATAGACGAAGCGCTACAGGAAATCTTGCTCCGCAAGTGGACCGCAATCAGGGAAGTATTAGCATGAATATCAACTTCGACACCGCCTATCTATCAAAAGAAGAGGCAACGGGCTTAGCGGCCCTTATGGCGGCCATCAACGGCTCGCTCCCGCCAATGGCCGAAATGCGGCGCAACATGCTTGGGCAGACGGCCTTGACCGGCGGCTCCATCGGCTCCGTCGTGAAGCAAGCGTCGGTCGACGCCGTTGTCGATCCGGACGGCAACGCGCCTTCGGATGCCGCCCCGCCTGAAGTCACCGGGTCGCGTGTTCGTGGCCAGCCTGCACCCGGCAAGGCTCGTCGCACCAAGGCGGAGATCGCCGAGGACGAAGCCGCTGGAACCACGACGCAGGGTATCAGCACGGGCGAAAGCCGTGTCGCTCCTGAAGACGACGCGGAGACGCAAGCGCAGGACGAGGCCGACGAACAGGCTGAAGTCGAAGCGGAGCGCGAGCCCGACGCGCCGCTGACCACGGAAGACCTGAAGGAAGCCATGTCGGCTTACGTTACCAAATTCGGCATTCCAGCCACGCAGGAAGACGGAGCCAAAATGTTCGCCGACGCGCTCGGCAAGCCGCCCGCCGGCGAAGCCGCCTGGAAACTCTCGCTCGTCGGTGCAGCCGGGCAGGACCACATCAAGAAGGCAATCGCTGTCTTCGCCAAGGCTGCACAGTCCGAAGCTAGGTACGGCGCGTAATGGACCTGAACGGCTACCGTGACGAATGCCACGCTGCCAATCAGCATTGGTGGCACGACCCGGCGACCGGGGCGCGGCTCGACCGTAATAAAGGCGAGCTGCTTTGCTTGATCCACTCGGAAATTTCCGAGTGCATGGAAGGTGAACGCAAGGACTTGATGGACGACAAGCTTCCTCACCGGAAGCTGGCGGAAGTCGAACTTGCTGATGCCTTGATCCGTATCTTCGATTACGCCGGCGCGTTTGGCTACGATCTGGAGGGCGCCGTAACGGAAAAGCGCGCTTTCAACGCCAACCGGGCTGACCATAAAAAGGAGGCGCGGCTCGCCGCGAATGGCAAGAAATGGTAGACCACGGCGTACGAGATCACGCCACCTGGTCGGCCAGTTCCACCGAACGGAACTGGCTATGCTCCGGCGCGCTTACCCTGACAGACGGCTACGCTGACAAAACCAACGAAGCCGCCGATTGGGGAACGTGTTGCCACCAGATCGCCGAGAAGTGCTTGCGCGCCGGTTGCGACGCGTCGGACTTCATCGGAACGACCGAAAAGGGCAAGACGCACGAATTCGAAGTTGACGAGGAAATGGCCGACACGGCCATGGAATATGTCAACTACGTGCGTCATGCGACCGTTGCCGCCGCGCCGCCGAAAGTTAACCCGGCGTCGTTGCTCCAGATCGAACAGAAATTCTCTCTCGCCGATCTGAAGCCACCGTTCCAGGCGGGCGGGACTGCCGATGCGGTCATCTACTCGCCAACCGAAAAGCAGCTCGAGGTCATCGATCTGAAAGGCGGGCGGGGCTACGTCGTCGAGGTCAAGGGCAACCCGCAACTGCGGACCTATGCACTCGGCGCCATGCTGGCCAATCCGGGGCTTGCCGTGAAGACGATCAAGGTAACGATCGTCCAGCCGCGAGCGCCCCACCAGAGCGGCCGGATACGCTCTGAGGACTTCCACGTCGCCGATCTGATGGAGTGGACGTCCGATCTGCTCCAGGCCATGCACCGGGCGAAAGCCGCGATGCTGGACCGTCCGTCGATGAACTCGACCCTATGGGAAAAAGAGTATCTGTTGGCGGGAGATCACTGCACCTTCTGCAAGGCAAAGGGCTCGTGCCCCGCACTGGAACGGAAGGCTCTCGATACGGCTGGTGTCTGGTTTGACGACCTACAACAGCCAAGACTGGCCAACACGCCGGATCAGAAATCGCCTGAAGAGGCGGCAATGATCCTCGACAGCCTCGACATGATCGATGGTTGGATAAACGCGGTTCGTGCCTATTGGCACGGGCAGGCAGAAGCCGGCGTCGAGATACCGAACTACGTGCTTGTCGACAAGATCGGGCGCCGCAAGTGGCAGGACAACGTCGATCCACTCGTGGTCGAGAAGGCTTTGCTGATCGCAGGCAAAGACCCAGACGCGGCATGGGCTCCACGCAAGGTTGCTTCGCCCGCTCAGGTCGAAAAGGCACTCGGCACCAAGAACAAGGCCGTCATAGCGGATTGGGTTGAAACCCCCCGCACCGGCACTTCGCTCGTCAGGAGCGACAAGACAACGCGGAAGACGGTAGCGCCTTCTGTAAATCAACACTTCTCCGTTCTCGACTAAAAGGAAGACTAAAATGGCTCGTAGTGCCGATGCAAAAACCCCGCTGGCGACATTCGCTTTCACCAACGGCGTGTTCGAACTCCAGACGCAGGAAAGCGGCAAGAAGCAGTGGGGCCTGTCGGCCTTGTTCGCCAAAGGCGCCGATATCTCCAGCCTCCAGAAACTCGCCGTAGACGCGGCGGTTGAAGAGTGGGGCGACAAGGCCCGACAGATGATCAAGGACAAGCTTATCCACAGCCCGTTCCTTGATGGTGATGGCCCGCAGGGCAAATCGAAGAAGACCGGCGAGCCACACAAGGGCTTCCCCGGTACGACCTTCCTGCGGCTTATCTCCGGCGAAGCTTACCGCCCGAAGCTGGTAAACAAGCAGGTTCTGCCAATCGCCAGTAAGGACGAATTCCCATCTGGCTCGCAGGGCTACGCTATCGTCAACGCCTTCACTTGGGAAAACGACGCAAAAGGTAAAGGTGTCTCCTTTGGCGTCTCCATGATCCAGGTGTCTAAGGTCGCGCAGGGCGACGAAGTTCTCGGCGGCTCTGGCGGTGGTGGTAACCCGGACGATCATTTCGAGAAGATCGCCGACGCTGGCGATGCTCCCGACAGCACAAAATCCGGCGACGGCGCGGCTGGTCTTTTCAGCTAAGTCTTGTCTGTTTTGTATGATGACGTTGGCCTACAACGGCCAACGTCATGAACCCCTACCGACAATGGAGACTGACCAATGCCAGAAGAATTCGACCCGATGGAAATCGCCAGCGCTAGCACGTCCGACGAAGCGCCGCGCCCGAACAACGAAACGGGCAAGGAATTGCTCTCGTTTATCGAGCGCATCGAACGCCTGGAGGAAGAGAAGCGCACGATCGCCGACGACATAAAAGACGTCAAAGGCGAGGCCAAGGGGCGGGGCTACGACATGACCACGCTCAATGAAATGCTGAAGCTACGCAAGCTGGACGCTCAAGAGCGCGAAGAGCGCGAGCAGCTTCGCGACACCTATGGCCATGCGATCGGTATCTTCGGATGAAAAATACGATGCTCGACATAGAGACGTTCGGCACGTCTCCGGGCAGCGTCATCCGGTCAATTGGCGCAGTGACATTCGAGTTGACCGGCGAAATCGGCGAGACGTTCTACGTGAACGTCGACAAGCAGTCCTGCTTGTCCGCCGGCCTCGTCGTCGATCCGAAGACTGAAAAGTGGTGGGGCGAGCAATCGCCCGCCGCGCAGAAAGCCTTCCTGGTTGATCCGCAGCCACTGAACGTAGCTCTGGAGCAGTTCGCTTCATGGCTGCTGGCGCAGAACGCTCCGACTATTTGGAGCCAGGGCGCCAACTTCGATCCGCCTGTCCTCGAGGCGGCTTACCGCGCCTTGGGCAAGGAAACGCCATGGCGTTTCTACAACGTCCGCGACACCCGCACGATCTACGACGTGTTCAACTTCGACACCCGCGATCTGATGCGCACGCGCGTCCACCACAACGCTCTCGACGATACGCTGCACCAGGTCGCACTGGTGGCCGCCGCTGTCGCCAAGGGGCGCAAACCGGGCACGACAAAGCCCGTAGCAGCGGGGATCTTCGACTGATGGATTGGCCAACCGTAGTTCACGACGCAATAGGCTCGTTGGTGACGCTCGGCTTCATCTGGGTACTGTTCAGATGATCGCCGATCTACTCCGGGAGGCCGCCTCTAGCGGCCTCCAAGGCTTCACCCTTTACCGCGCGCAGGACGGGCGCTGGCAGGCCGCCACGACGCGCGACCGGCTAGGCTACCAGATCCATATCGCCGACGACCCGGACGCCGCAGCACTGGCCGCGCTGTCTGACTTCACAGCCTCTGGCGAGGACATATTCGGATGACGGCTTACTACAACGAAATCGATCCATTCGCTGCGGCTTGGCTGCGCGCACTCATTTCCGCCGGCCATATCGCGCCCGGCGACGTTGACACCAGGAGCATTGTCGATGTCCGACCAGACGACCTTCGATCCTACACGCAATGCCACTTCTTCGCCGGTATCGGTGTCTGGTCCTACGCTCTCCGCCGAGCCGGATGGAGCGACGACCGCCCGATCTGGACCGGCTCTTGCCCCTGCCAGCCTTTCAGCGCGGCAGGCAAAGGAGGCGGGTTTGATGACGAGCGGCACTTATGGCCGCACTTCCATTATCTCATCGCAGAGTGCGGCCCTCCAGTCGTCGCTGGCGAACAGGTTGCGAGCAAAGACGGACTTGGTTGGCTCGACCTTGTACAAGCTGACCTGGAAGGAACGGGCTACGCCTTCGGGGCGATCGATACCTGCTCTGCGGGCTTCGGCGCGCCCCACATCAGACAACGGCTTTGGTGGCTCGGAGAAAGGCTGGACAACTCCGCAAGCTCACGACGTATCGGGCCGGTCGGAAACACAGAAAGAGCTGCACGGCACGAAACACGGCTGCGCCTGTCTGGTACTGGAAGCGAAATTGACCGGCTGGACGACGACGACGACGACGCGGGACTGGAAGGACAGCGGGGCGGACATCAAGAAGCGCTCGGACACGGATCGAGATCGCTTCGACCAGCTTCCACGCCAGGCGAACTTGGCGGGCTGGTCGACACCTATGGCCGGTACGCCAGCGCAGAATGGGAACAACGCGGCGGGCAACAACGACAGCAGCAGGGCGACAGTCGCGATGTTGTCGGGGTGGCCGACGTCCAGAGCGCAGGACGGCAAGAACGGGACCGGGACGCTAGCTGGAGCGGAGAGCGAAGCCGAGCGCAAGCAATGGAACAACAGCCTAGACGTGGCGGCATTCTCGGTGCTAGCGAACGAACCTGCCCGACGAACGGCTTCTGGCGAGATCCTGACTGGCTCTTCTGCCGGGATGGAAAGTGGCGGCCAGTTGAACCCGGCACATTCCCGCTGGCTCATGGGGCTCCCGCCAGAGTGGGACGATTGCGCGGCTATGGCAATGCAATCAATGCCGAAGCGGCAACGAGCTTCATCGAAGCGTATCTCGAAACCAAAGCTATCGACGCCGATCGACATATTCGGCTGACCACGCTGTCTGACTTCACGACCAACACCGACCAACAAGAAGGAATTTTCGGATGACCCGTCGTCGCATCATCGGCTACCTGATCATATTCTGCCTGGCATCTTGGGCGCTCGCCATTTGGGCGGTAGTCCATTGAGACCCTACCGATCGATCCATGCCGACGTAGAGACGCGCTCTCCGGTCGATCTGAAGAAGCGGGGCGCCTACGTCTATTTCGAGCATCCGGATACCAAAGTCCTGATGATGGCCTATCGGCTCGACGACGGCCCCCTCCAGATGTGGCTATACGATCAGCCTTGTCCGGCTGATATCGCTCAGGCGATCGAGGACGGCGCGACGATCGTAGCCTACAACGCGCAGTTCGAAAATCTTGCCTTCGACCTGATGGCTGACCGCTTCGGATGGCCGCGCCCGAAACATGAGAACTACCTAGATACCGCCGCTGCCGCTGCGGCCATGTCGCTGCCGCGCGCGCTTGGCGATCTGGCCGCCGCGCTGGATCTCCCTGTCCAGAAGGACAAGGAAGGCATGCGGCTGATCCGCAAGTTCTCCATCCCGCGCAAGCCACGCGGCGTCGAGCCCGAAGGGCTTTACTGGAACGAGCCGGAAGACCACCCGGAGGACTTCGCAAAGTTCATAGCCTACTGTCGGCTTGACGTTGAGACGGAAGAGGCCGCCGCTGCGCGGATCGTGCCCCTGTCGGACTACGAACAAGACTTGTGGCTTATTGACCAGAAGATAAACCGCCGCGGCGTCAGGCTCGATCGCACATCGGCCACTGCTGCAATCAAGCTGGCGGAGAAAGCCAAGCGGCTGCTCGACATCGAAATGCGCGACGCGACCGGCGGCTATGTGAAGAAATGCTCCGAACCGGGCAAGCTGGTGGAGTGGGTGCAGAGCCAGGGCGTCGACATGGGCTCGGCCGCCAAGGCCGAGATCGAAGAGCTGCTCGAATTCGACGATCTGCCCGCCAAGGTCCGCCGCGCCATTCTCATTCGCCAGGAAGCCGCCAAGACGTCTGTCGCCAAGCTGTCAGCCTTCATGCAGCGCGCCGGCGCCGACGGTCGTATTCGCGGGGCTTTCCTGTTCTGCGCCGCCGGTACGGGCCGCTGGTCGTCCGTCGGCGCGCAGCTGCACAATCTTCCTAGGCCAAGAGGGGCCTTCGGCGACGCCCATCTGCGCATGGATATACTGTTTCAATTCATCCGCACGGAGAGCCCGGAGCTGCTGCGCTTCATGTACGGCGACGAGCTTGGCAAGACGTTGTGGCTTCTGTCCGACGCTATCCGCGGCTTCCTGTGGGCGGCGGCTGGTCATGACCTGTTGGTGGCCGACTATTCCGGTATCGAAGGCGCGGTCGCTGCGTGGTTCGCCGACGAGGCCTGGAAGGTCCAGGCCATGTTCGACATCATGGCCGATCCGGACCTGCCGGATCTGTACCGCCGCGCCGCCGCGGGCATTTTCAACACTTCTGTTGACAAGCTGACGAAGAAAGACCCACGCCGGCAAGTCGGCAAGGTGTCCGAATTGTCGCTCCAGTACCAAGGCGGGCCCGGCGCGTTTCGGTCTATGGCACGAAACTATTCGATGAAGCTGGCGCCGCTGTTCCCGATCGTGTGGGAGGCCGCTGATACCGAACGCCGCGACAGAGCGCTGAAGCGCTACGACAACGCCTGCAAGCGGAAAGAGCCGATCACGAAGCTGTTGAGCCGGGAAGAGTTCCTGGCGGCGGAGATCGTCAAGATCGGTTGGCGGGCGACACACCCGGCGATATCGGCTTCATGGGGCGCGCTCGAGGACGCCATGCGCCAGGCGGTCGACAACCCCGGAAGCGTGGTGCGGGTGCTTAAGGTCGACTACCTCGTCTCGCGCAATTTCCTCTGGTGCAGACTGCCCTCCGGGCGCTGCCTGGCGTACGGCAATCCGCGCGTCAAGCAACAGGTCTGGTGCAGGACCAAAGACGATGACGGTAAATGGTCGGACGTTTCCGAGACGATGGGCGTCGAGGAAGCCGAGATCGCCGAGCGCAAGGGCCGCGTCCAGATCATGCGCGGCAAGGAAGGCGCGCATAATTATGCCAAATCATCCGTAACGGCCGTCGGCGTCAACTCCGTCACGAAGAAGTGGGAGCGTTTCGGGCTATATGGCGGTCTGGCCTTCGAAAACATTGTCCAGGCTATTGCCCGCGATCTGCTGGCGCACGGCATAAAGCAGGCTGAAGCTGCGGGTTACCCTGTTATCGGCCATGTCCATGACGAGATTATCACAGAAGTCCCGCATGGTTTCGGAAACATAATGGAATTCGAGGAACTGATTTGCGAGCTTCCGGAGTGGGCCGCCGGCTTGCCTTTGACGGCTTCCGGCTGGCGAGGCAAGCGTTACCGCAAGGATTGATCCAAACCCCGCCCTGTTTCAGGGTGGGGGGTGGGTTACGAGACCTTGCGAGCAGCCAAACCTCGAACACGAACCGTGAACGATGCGGCGACGTTTTGCAGCAGATAGACCGACATCTGCGTCTTGAAGAACGAGGCTTCAGCACCGAGCAGGAATGGACCAATCCTCTGTGTGCCGGCCAAGGCTACAGCCGGATAGAGGTCGGTTACATCATAGACTGCCATGTCGCGTCGGTTCATGGCATTCAGCCCGGCTTCGAGCGAAATGGAGTTGAGGCCGGTCTGTGCGGTATCAACCTCCATTTCCATGAGTTGGTCGACCGTATCGCCAACAGACACGGAAGCCGTAATCGCGGCAATGCTGGCGAGCGTGAGCTTGGCACCTGCGGATGTGGGTGTGCCCGTGATGCCGATCTGCTGCCACGTCTTGCCATTGCTCGACACATTGGCGGTCAGGGTGACGGTCAGGCCAGTTCCGTTCATGAGCGTCGCTGCATAGTTCGCAGCGAGTGAACCGCTCATAGCACCGGCGCCTGGTGCGTTGATTGTGCCGCCCGTTCCAGTCATCAGCGGATTAGCGTTGAGAACGCCGCGCGGGTTGTTGGTGGCGTCATATGCATCTGCTGGCGTGTTGCAGCGCAAATCCCTTGCCGGGAACAAGTAGTTTATGAGCGGCAGTAGTGAAGTGGCTATTGTGTAGCAACCACGGCCATTCTGATGCAGTCCATCAGCCAGCATATTCGCCAATGGCGCGGCGGCGGCGTCGGTCACATCGACGAGAGCGCCGAATGAATTGACGACGTAGACACCCGGCACACTGGCTTGCTGGTTAATCCAGCGGATGACGTTCAAATGGTCCTTGAGCTGCGTTGCGGTCAGGGCGTTACCGCCGCCACGAGGCATCTCATTAAGCCAGATCATCACCTGACCGCGCTGGATTGCTAACGCCTGTATCTGCTGGAGATAGCCGATCGACCAAGCACTATTCTGTGTGTTTCGATCATTGGTGCTGCAAAGAACGATCGCAGTTCCAGCAATAGCACCGGCCGGGTTTGCCTGCATCAGAGCAAGAACCTGGTCGCTCGTGATCCCGGCAGTTGCGTAGATATCCGATATATCGTGGTCAAAGGCCTGATTGCTCAGGAACCTGCACCAATCAAGAAAGCTACGCGTCGTGAGCTGCTTGTTGGCTGAAGTGTTGAGCATGCCGTAGAACATGCGGCTATCGCCATACACCTCAACTCTGGAATTGAACGGCCGACCCGTCATCTGCGCTGCGGTAAAAGTTGTCATGGTGAAACTCCTTGGCCAGCAGAAACTGGTGCGATTACTGGGTTTCTGTTCTGGTCAACCATCCGAGTGCCAGGAACCGTGCGGATGAAGGCGAAGCCGGATGGCGGATACCCCCCACCCGCGCCAGAGGTGAGGTCGCTAAGGCGCGACGACAACGAGCCGGATAGAGGGCCGCTAAGAGCCGGCATTAGAATATGCCTTCCGCAACAGCGTAGACGCCGCTCGGCGGGCCGCCTGAGACAAAGGCGCGTATCTGGCAGATCGGGAGAATGAATTGACCAGCGCCAACGGCTGTCAGTGTGGTGTAGGTATCGCCGGAGCGGTCGACATCCAACCAGGTAGTGCCGCCGTCCGGGGTCCACTGTAGCTTGACCGTGGCGCCGTTAAACGTTCCAGCATAAACCGCGAAAGCGCCTTTGCCGCCAGGCCACGCAACGGCGCTACCTGTTACAGCACCGTTGGCGATAAGCGGGTAGGCGGCGTCTGAATATGACATGTAGGATACTCCGGATTAGCTATCCGGACATTAGCCGACACGGCCTACAAACTCAAGACTTTGTATTGCCGTAGAAGGCCGACGAAGCCGCGCGCTCCAGCATGCGTTGATAAGCATCGCTGCTAAAGACGTCCTGTTTGGTCCAAGGGTCAACTCGCACATAGGGATCAAACGGCTTGACCTCGACTTCAAACTCTGCGTCGTCTATCATCTCCAAGGCGCGCTTGCGGACGACGACCTGGTGTTCGATTGACGCGATAGAGTTACGGCACTGTTGGGTTTGCACGTCGACCATTTTACCGATCAGCGCGCCGCCTTTCTTGCCCTTTACCCGTTTGCGGATATCCAGCGCTCTGGCTTCGTAGTCCTTGCCTTCCTTAATGGACGCAGCCGCTGTTACCAAATCGGCATTGATCGCTTTCTTCAGCTCCGCAATAAGGTTTTTGTACTTGGCGTCTTCGTCGGTCAGAAACCGATCGACGAAGCCGGCAATAATCGACGTCGCCTGGCTGTCGACAGTGTTGGGCTGATCGTCGATCGCGCCCGTTTCGTCATAGCGCCGACGCTTCTCTTCATCCGACAGAATATCGCTAGCGCGGACCAGCGCATGGAAATCGCTCGGATCGCCGCCCGCGTCAGGATGGGCGGTTTTAGCCTTGTTGCGAAAGGCCTTCCTGATCGCCGCGGCACTAGCATCCGCGGCGACACCCAATGTTTCATATAGATTGGTCATTTTACCTCCGTAGGAACGCCAGTGCGCAGAGCGTAGAAGGTGTCAGCCTTGATCCCGTCTTTGCCTGCTATACCAGCCCAAACGCCGACGATGTCGTAGTTGTCGTCACGCTCCACCAGGAACAGAGCATTGCCGGCCGTGCCGGATACCCTGCCGTCGTAGCCCGTGGCGGACGCTGCGCCTTGGTAGCCCGTGGCGGACGCTGCGCCTTGGTTGCCCGTGGCGGACGCTGCGCCTCGGTTGCCCGTGGCGGACGCTGCGCCTCGGTTGCCCGTGGCGGACGCTGCGCCTTGGTAGCCCGTGGCGGACGCTGCGCCTCGGTTGCCCGTGGCGGACGCTGCG